TACCGAAGTGTTATTTTGATTTGGAGAGGTGTTCTAAGGGTATAGAGGGGTTAAAGAATTACCAGCGGGTATGGGATGCGAAGAATTTAATGTTCCAAGCGAAGCCAAAACACGATTGGGCCTCTCATCCTGCGGACGCTTTCAGGTTACTTGCCATGAGCTTGAAACCGGGGGAAGATAGAATTGATCGTAGAAAAATGAAGAGATATGCAGAAAACGACTGGGATATTTTTGGGGGTAAAAGATGAGTGATGTAGTAGACGCTGTAAAGGATACTTACGATGGGATAGAGGATTCTTTTAAAGAAGGGGTTGATGTTATAGAAGAGGTTGGGGCTGATTTTTTAAATGAGGCTTTATTTGGCGACATCAGTATCATTGGTTCTCCTTTGAATCTTGTAGATTCAGTGATGGGTACTGATTATCAGAAAGGTGCTGAGATTACGTTAAACCCGCATAAAAGGCGTGAGCATGAAAGAGAGATTGCCGATCAAGAGGCGGTGATTGCGGGCCAAAAAGAGGCGAGCGGGCGTGATAAAGCATATAGAGATGCGTTAGAGGGAAAAGATATTGATTCCATAACACGCTCTGAGATATTAAAGCTACATTCAAGTGGCGGGTCTTTTTCTGAGTTATCTACTCTTATCGCTAGTGCGAGAGAGGGAAAGGGTATTTTTGGAATAAGAAAGATTAGTGAAGAAAAAAAGATGATGAAAGCTGATCGTCCTGGGCGCTCACAATTACTTGGCCGCGGGTCAGTTTTATAGGGATTAAAAATGAATGATGATGCAAAATCGATAATAGCTAAATTTGAAAAGATGAAGGGTAAGCGCCAGCTTTGGGATAATTTAAACCAAGATATCGCAACATACGTTTCTCCTATGAGAGATAACATTTTAATTTGGGAATCCCCCGGCACCAAGATGCATAATGATCTATTAGATTCAACGGCTGTTAACTCCGCTGAATTGTTAGCAGCCACTTTGCATTCAATGCTTACAAACCCGGTTGGTTACTTCTTTAATTTAACCAGTGGTAATTTAGAGTTAGATTCCCAAGACGGCGTAAGAAAATATTTTCAAGAAGTTATTAGAACGATACACGACACATTAGCTAATACGAATTTTCAGACTGAAGTGCATGAATACTTTTTAGATTTAGTTACATTCGGTATTGGTAATGTATTAGCTGAAGCGGATGATGAAACATTAATTAGGTTTTCATCACGCGGAGTAAAAGAAGTATTTTTAGATCAAAATAGGTTCGGTGTAATCGATCAATCCATGCGTTTAATGATGTATTCTCCTAAGGATTTAGTGGAAGACTTTGGTTTAGATGAGCTACCTATGGACATTCAAAAAGAATATAAAGAGGGTGTGGAAAGAGAGTATGAAGTAATTCATGCGGTGTATCCGAAAGCGCATAAAGAAAAATTTAATTTTGCGTTTAAATCAAAGTATGTATTAGTAGCTAAGAAAAAAATAATGCGTGAAGGTGGGTTTAGACAAAACCCTTTAATTTCTGCGCGGTTTAGCAAAAAATCAGGTGAAATATATGGTCGTGGTCCGGGTGAGAAAGGTTTACCTGAAGCAAGGCTTGTAAACTTAATGCAAGAGACAACTATTCGTAGTGCGCAAAAAGTAATTGATCCTCCTATGCAGGCTCCTGATGATGGTTTTGTGTTCCCGTTAATTACAAAACCTGGGGGAATAAATTTTTATAGAGCAGGGTCTCAAGATAGAATTGAGCCTATATTTAATCAGCAAAGAATTGATTACGGTATGCAGTTAACTGAACTTGCTCAGGGTAAGATTAGGGAAGCATTTTATATTGATCAGTTGAAACTTCGTGAGGGTCCTCAGATGACTGCGACTGAAGTTATGGAGAGAACGGAGCAGGCGATGCGTTTTCTAGGGCCGATGTTAGCTCGTCAAGAAGTAGAGTTTCTGCAACCATTGGTTACTAGAATTTATGATATTTTAGAGAAGAAAGAAAAGATCCCTAAACTTCCAGAGGAGATCAAGGCTTACATTGAAAAGACGGGCCAGCCTATTAAGGTTAAGTTTTCATCCGTTATGGCAATGTCTCAACGCCAAAGTGAAGTTCAAAACATTCAAAGAACCATGCAGACTGCATCTACGTTTATAAGTGCGGATCCTTCGGCTTTAGATAATTTTGATAATGACGCAGCGGTAAGATATATTGGTAAGCTATTTAATTTCCCACAAGAATTAATTCGTGACAAGGAAGCGGTTCAGGGGATAAGAAAACAAAGAGCGCAAGCTGAACAAGCGGCTCAGCAGGCTGAACAGCAGGCTATGCAGGCGGATTCAGCATCAAAACTAGTAAAAGCGGTTAAATAATAAATAGGAGTCGGGAAGATGGTATCAAAACAAGTAAGCCCCCAAATAGAGGCGGCTAAGCGCTATACAGCGAAGGTTTCAGACTACACTAAGGTATTTAGTAGTATTCAGGGTCAGAAGGTCTTAGATGACATGTTCAGGGCTCATGGAATGCTATCATCTACGTTTCGTGGGAATGCTGACGAGGGTATTTACATGGAAGGTCAAAGGGCCGTGGTTTTACGTATATTACAGATATTAAATAATAAGCCTGAGAAGCTTCGGGCTATGATTAAATCCATAGATAGTGAGGGATAGATGTTTATAAAAAAAGGGGATAATTTACATGAAAAAATGGGAAATGAAGGGGAGTCTTCAGGAGGCGCAGCTTCAAAAGATGCTGGCGAGAGCGGCGGGGCATTATTTGACGACGCAGGAGATAATGGGGGAGGCGCTGGTACAGGCGAAGAAAAACCCTCAGGAGATGGTGGTAGTGGTGAAGGCGGGGGAAGTAAAATTTCAATTCCTGAAAATTGGAAAGACTCTCTGCCCGATGAGTTAAAGACAGCGACATTTTTAAAAGACATTTCTACTGTGGAGAACTTGGCAAAATCATATGCTAATGCTCAGAAAATGATTGGTGCGGAGAAGATTCCGGTGCCTGGCAAGCATTCCAGTGAAGAGGATTGGGCTGGGGTTTATAAAAAACTAGGTCTTGTGGATAAAGTTGAGGATTACGCTTTAGATATCAACAAGGATATTAAGATTGCGGACGCTTTCATGGACGGTCTAAAGCCTATTTTACATAAGAACGGGATTTTACCTCATCAGGCTAAGGAATTAGTAGAATGGTTTGCAAAAACAGACAGTGATGTACATTCCGCTCAAATGGAGACGATGAAAGAGAAGCAAATGGCTGATCTCATGGGTCTTAAAAAAGAGTGGGGTGATTCATACGGTGAGGAAGTTGCGAAGGCAAAAGCTGCACTAAATGAATTTGCAACGGATGAGGAAAGAGAGACAATTAGAAATTCAGGTCTAGGCTCTAATGTAAACTTAATTAGGTTGCTGGCAAAAGCTGGGAACACGTTAAGTGAAGATAAGATTTTAGAGGGTGGAGGATCAGCACATGGTATGCCAACCCCAGCGCAAGCAAGACTTGAGACCAAGGATATTATGTCAGATAAAGAGCATCCTTATTGGAATCCTGAAAAAGCTGGGCATCAAGAAGCAAAAAGAAAAATGGAGCAGTTATTTAAGATATCTGCAAGCGGAAAAGCTTGATTTATTGAAAATTTATACCGAAGATAGGTTTAGTAGTCAAAATACACCTTATCTTCGGATAGCCAACTACGGTCCGTAAAAAAGAGATATGGTCATTAGAAGCCCTCATTTGGATAACTTTTAGAATTTAAGACGAAACAAACTTAAACTTTTAATTATTTTCCATAGGGGGAAAAATGTCAGTTGAAATTACAGAAGCAATGGTGGAGCAATTTAGTGCAAATGTACTTATGCTTTCACAACAAAAAGGTTCACGCCTTAAAATGTGTGTTAGAAACGAAACTCAAAAAGGGAAAGCGGCGTTCTATGATAGAATCGGTGCAGTAGATCCTGTTAAAAAAGTAGGTCGTCACTCGAACACTCCACAAATCGATACTCCACATACTAGACGTATGGTTACATTGGAAGATTATGAGTGGGCAGATCTAATCGATCAACAAGATAAAATCAGAATAATTCAAGAGCCAACTAGTGAATATGTAATGGCAGCAATGTGGGCTATGGGTCGCGCAATGGATGATGAAATCATTCTAGCAGCGGTTGGAGTAGCTCGTGCAGGTGAAAGCGGCCAAACAAGTATTGCTTTCCCAGTAGGTCAAATTTATGCAGCAAATGACGGGACAACTTTTGACAACATGAGTGTAAATACTCTTCGTGGTTTAAAGCAAAAATTTGATGCAGCAGATGTTATGGAAGATGAGCATCGTTATCTTGCGGTTGGTTCAAGCCAAATTTATTCTCTATTAGGGGATACTAGCTTAACAAGTGCAGATTATAACAGTGTTAAAGCATTAGTTGACGGTCAAATCGATACGTTTATGGGCTTTAAATTCATCCGTACTGAGCGTTTACCGACTGTTCTTGCAGCAGAAAGTTATAATGCTGATTTCACAGATGGTTCAGTAGTAGCTGGTACAAGTGATACAACT